CTCATACGGTGATGCAGGCCGTGCCGCTGTGTTGTCAATCACGCCTGGTTTGATTATTGATGACGCGCCGATTTGTTGAGATATTCCCATTACGAGTTCCTATATCCATAGACACGAATTTGTCCACCAGTTATTGTCCCACCAGCAGGCGCAAAAGTAAATCCTGTACTTGATGCTGCATTGCTGTCATGTGTAGAAAACTGACCATTGTAATTACGCCCTGAATAGTTGCCGACAAAGTTAGATGTAACTGCTAGGAAAGGTGCGTTAAGCATCCCATCAAGAGTCATTGTTCCAGTTGATGAAATAGTATGAGCAAAGAAACCATTAGAAGTACCATTTGCTGCCGACACGCCACCAATAGCAGAAGTAGTCCCAAGATTGTAAATCATGTTGCCAAAATATGTACTGCCAGTTGAGTTGTTTAGTTTTAGATATGTGGCAGCACCATTAGAAGAACCAGCAAATCCACTAAAAATAATTCTATAGTTATCGTATGTGCTGCTAAAAGCAGTCGCAATAACGACGTTACTAACAGCAGAACCAATAGTCACAATACCGTTTGATGCTGTACCACCCGAACTGCAAGTAACGGTCGTAACAAGTTCTAATCCTTGTGGGTTTTGTGCAGGACTGTTCGGGATAACCCAAGCAGACCCATTCCAGATAAGTAGTTGGTCAGTATCTTTTTGGAAAATCATCTGACCCTCAAACGGTGACGATGGGCGAGTAGCAGTGCTATCAACCACGCCAGGTTTCAAACCAGCAAGACCATTGGAAGAAATAGCCATTAGATAGTACGGTCCCAACCTGTGATAGTCACAGTCACCTTAGAAGCCGTATCAGACAAACCCTGCACAGTCTCAGCAGCCTCCAACACCAAACCAGTATCCAACACAACCGTATCGTAACCAGCCACAGGAAGATTATATGTGAAGCAGTTAGCCGCAGTAGCAGCAGTACCACGAGCAAGTGTTATCAACCTGTCAACACCATCAGTATTGCAAATTACTATCTGCTTAATTGTGTACTGATGACCCGAAGGCACCGTAAACAACGTCGTAGTCGTAGTACCCACCTGTGTAGGGACAGTCAACATTTTTGGAAATACATCACCAGCAGCCATTAAAACTCCATATTCATAATCGTATAAATCAACAGGTTACTTGTTGTCTGTACAGGTGCAGACGGTCCAGTAGGACCAGTCGGACCAGTCGCACCATCAACACCGTTCTGTGTCCATCTAGACCAATAGGCTGGTTGAGTTGCAGGATACAAACCAAATGCCGCAGTAGGTGAAGTAAACAACCACACACCAGCATCAGGAGCCGAAGGACCCGTAGCGTTTAAATACACAACATCGTTTTGTTGGTACGTTGTTGAAGGACTATAAGTTCCTTCCCACGTAAACCCTGCACCTGTAGGTCCAGTAACAGTTGATGCTGCACCTGTTGCTCCTGTTGGTCCTGTAGGTCCTGTTGGTCCTGTTGGTCCTGTCGCACCATCAACACCGATAATGCCATCCGTACCAGACGGTCCAGTCGCACCAGTCGCACCAGTAGGACCTGTCGCACCAGTCGGACCTGTTGGACCTGTAGCCCCATCAGCACCAATATATCCAGCAGCACCAGTAGCCCCTGTCGGGCCAGTAGGTCCTGTCACAAAAGAATCAGCACCAGTAGCACCAGTCGGTCCTGTAGGTCCTGTAGGACCAGTAGGACCTGTTACAAACGAATCTGCACCTGTCGGACCTGTAGGTCCAGTAGGACCCGTTACTCCTTGAACGCCCTGTGGACCTGTAGGTCCCGTAACAAACGAATCAGCACCAGTCGGACCAGTCGCACCCGTAGGTCCAGTAACGCCCTGTGCGCCAGTAGCACCAGTCGGACCTATCGGTCCAGTTTCACCCTGCGCTCCTGTAGCACCTGTAGCACCCGTAGCACCCACAGCACCAGTCGGACCAGTAACACCAGTTGGACCAGTAACACCCTGAATACCCTGTGGACCAGTCGGACCTGTACCTCCCTGTGGACCAGCCGACTCTGAACCAACAACCAAAATTTTCGTGCCGACAGTCGCAGGCACAGAAGGGTCAGCCAACGCCAAAACAATAGAAGTACCAGATTTATATACAACAACTGGTTCATTCGAAACAGCAACAGTGACCTTTGTGGTAGCCATAAACTACCTGGTCACATCGGCAAGAACCGTTACAGTACCCGAAAGAATAGTGGTAATAACACTAGAAGCGTTTTCCTGCAAATCCCAATACAAAAAGCCAGGGTCTAAATCAGCAGTATCAGCCGCAGCAAACGTGACAGCCATCTCACCAGCAGCACCATCAGTAACAACGCAAGTACCGGTAATAGAAATCGCAGCGATGTCTGGGGTGGTACGCATCTGTGACGTGTAGGTACGGCCAGTAATATTCACAGGGGTTGTACCGTCAGTAGTGATAGTGACCTCTACCGTTTCGGTATCACCACGAGTAATAGTTAAATCTTGTCTTGCAGGTGCAGCCATACTTGTGTGATTATAGCACTATTGGATAGCCCCTGAGTTCAGAAGAACCTGATGCACATTCTCTGGCACCATATAAGTTTCCCCTGGTTTCAAACTATAAAACTGCAACCCGATATGGGCGTTGACTTTACGAACCACCTGAATACTGGTCATAATTTCAGGTTCATACCACACTGGGTCTTCAATAAGGTTTCCCTCTGGGATAAGACTAAGTAGCTTCTTCGTGGCGTTAGACCAAGAAAACACCTTTGATTCCGGAACGCGAGCCACAGCCGTATCCTTAATGGTTTGACGGTTTGAATATGCTTCCATCATCAGTTCCTCCAAAACCTTCTGGTTCGGCTCATCCCACTGCCCCAGAGTCTCTGCCGTAGATTTACGGCACGGAACCACCCCAAAGGCTAAATGAGCGAACTGGGACTGTCCTGTGCTGTCTGACACGATTGTAGGGACACCACTGGCAATAGCCTGCAAAGGCATCAAACCAAAACCTTCACCACGAGACACAGCCACAAAACAATCAGCCTTGTTGAACCAGTCACGATGCTGCTCACGAGACATCCAATCCCTATTCAAAAACACCTTGTCCCCCAAACGATTCACAGGCACATCCTTAGCGTGAGGCGCAGCCTTGATATGCAGTTCAGCGTTAGGCAACTTCAAAGCATTAAAAGCGTTCACCAAAACATCCAGCCCTTTACGCCTCCACAAAGAACCACCACCGTGAAACCGGAACACATCAGTCCGTTCAACATCCATAGGTTTCCAAAAACTATGGTCTACCCCTAAAGGACAATAAGAAACATCATTATGAAACTGACTGAACAGTTCCACATTATGTTGGCAAGGAACAACAACCTGGTCAAAATGTTCAATCCACCTACGAAAATTCCCAGGCAAAGAATCCGTTTCCCACATAGAAAACAAAACCTTATGTTGCCCTTTGAACCAACCCTTACAAGCATTAGGGATTTGCATATGAACGTGAACAGAAGCGTGTTTGTCCAGTTTTACATTCTTAGGTAAAGACTTCTTGAACCCATCAAGCATCGCCCCATAACCAAAGTTAGGGTCATCAAACCCTTGCCAAGCTTGATAGTTCACGTTTCAGAAGCAGGCAAACCCTCAATTTGCCAGCGTTCAGTTGCCCGTGATTCCAACACAGAAGCACCATCAATCTGTCTAGGTTGCAAACCCTGCTCACGAAGACGCTTATAAGCAGGCATATCTTTATTCCAACCCTTTTCACGCTCATTGATTTTCGCTACCTGCGAACCACGAGTAGTAGTCGAATTAGACCCCACCTGTATGCCTGTAATTTTACAAGCAAAACAACCCTCAACATCCAAATTCGGATGGTCTTCCCTATGCTTCAATGTAATCCCCATAGCCAGCAGCAATCAAATCTGCTTCCTCAGCAGCAGTCAACGGATGAACGTGACCACCGTGGTAAGTAATAGAAATAATTGAAGGGTCGCCAGGTTGTGACTCTGTGAAAGAACCATCAGTTAATTTGAACACATTACGGCCTCTTTTGCCTGGGTTCATATATGCGAAGATTCCTCTTTCGCCTGGTTCAGCCCAATACACAAACGGGTCAACCGGTGGAATAAATGTTGCCATACACATAGGATAGCAAAAACCCCCACCCAAAACGGGCAGGGGCTTCGCTGAACCTTTATGGGGTTCTAATCAATTCCTTGTCGGGAACTAGGCGTTTGTACCAATGCTTGATGCAGACTCGATACGACGCAATGCTTCCTGACGGAACACACCGTAACCAACAAAGTGCTTCCAGCCGACTGGTCGGAAACGCTTGAGAAGGTCGGTCACTGTTCCGTACACAATTGTTGGCTGTGCGCCATACTCGCCACCAAGGGAAATGCCCTTGGCAAGAGCCTGACGGCCCATAATGAGTGTGCCGTATACGTCAATTGTTCCACTGGAACCACTGTTGTTTGATGCGTCAGTGAACTTCGGCGCACGTGGCGACTCCATAAAACGGACTCCTTCAAACATACCGATTTCACCGTTGTAGATGCCTTCAGGGTTGACGTAGTTAGCTGGTGTACGCCAAGCTGCTGCGTCTGTTGCTGAACGGAAGTCGTAAGACACGTCTGGGTGGATGAAGCCAACATACGAACCGTTGATGGTAGGTACGTTTGCGCCACGAAGCTGTGCGACAACTCGACGAACATCGTTCGCTGAAAGGGTGTCGTCAGCGTTGACGGTTGTACGGCTGGATGGGTCAACTGCTCCACCTGTTGCGTAAATCAC